TTAAATCAACTAAATAACGACATTTTTTCGAGATTGGCAAAAAAGCGCCTACTTTCTCTTGACAGCAACCGCGCGCAAAACAGGGTTGACAAAGCATGGGAATCCTGTTATTCTGTACACGGACGGATTGACGAGCCTGAGGAGGCGTAAAGATGCTAAAGCTGAAAGGCGGGCGCATCGTCTGCCCCGTGTGCAGGCGCAAGACCGATTTCAAGGTGCTCCCCGAGACTTCCGCAAGCAACCTCGTGATATACTGCAGGCAGTGCGGCAGGGAAAACGTGGTAAGCATCGTGCCGAAGCGCCGGCCGGTCTGACGGCCCTCGATCCGGATGTAAATAACATGACAGCGGCCGGCGTCCCGCGGCTTTACGCCCAGCGACCATAGCGCCCGAAACAGCCAGGCAATAGGCATGGCGCGTTTTCGGCGCTTATTTGCGTTGCCGGGCGGAGGCGGTGCGGATGGCAAAGCGGCAGGGAAAACAGAAAAACGCGGTGGCGGACTACGGGTCCATGACGCTGGTCGAGCTGGAGCGGGTGGTGACGCTGAGGCAGCGGAAATTCGTGGCGTACCTGGCTGACGGGCTGAGCGGGACGGAAGCGGCGGTAAAGGCCGGGTACTCAGCCAGGACGGCGGCGAGCCAGGCGAGCGAGCTGCTGAGGAACCCGAAAGTGAGCGCATACAGGAAAGAATTCATGAAGACAGTGCTGGAGCGGCTGTGCCTGACGCCGGAGTCGATAGCGGTAAGGCTTTACGAGGTGTACGAGCGGTGCATGAGCAAGACCCCGGTGCTTGAATACGACAGGGACGCGAAAGAGCATGTGCCGAGCGGCGAATGGCAGTTTGACTCGAGGGGCGCCGTGAGGGTGCTGGAGCTGCTGGGCAGGAACGCCGGGATGTTCGCGGAGCGGGTACAGCTGGCGGGAAGCGGCGGCGTGCTTGAAGACTACATGGCGTCAAAGCGCAGGGAAAGGGGCGTGTCCGGGGAATGATAGACATAAACGACCCGCGCGAGTACGCGGACGAGTTCCTGAAGATACGGACGAAAGACGGGCGCGTTCTGCCATTCGAGTGGAACGCCGCGCAGGAGCGTCTTTACGCTGAGGTGAAGAAGCAGCGCGACGCGGGGAAGCCCGTGCGGGTGGTGGTGCTGAAAGCGCGGCAGCTGGGGGTATCGACGCTTGCCGAGGGGCTTATATTCCACGACACGGCGACGGACTTCAACATAGACAGCCTCATAGTGGCGCATGTGGAGGAGGCGACGGCGAACCTGTTCAAGATGACGAAGATGTTTTACGAGGAGCTTCCGGGCCCGCTGAAGCCGATGCTCAAGGCGTCGAACGCGCAGGAGCTCCTGTTCGAGAACCCGACGAAACGTGCGATGGAGAAGCTGCGGCAGCCTGGGCTGCGCAGCCGCATACGGTGCATAACGGCTGGCGGGCGCGGTGCCGGGCGGTCGTACACGGCGCAGAACCTTCATGCGTCGGAGGTTGCTTTCTGGCCCGGGGACGTATCCGAGACATGGGCGGGCGTGATGCAGGCGGTGCCGTCGGAGCCGGGTACGACGGTGATAGTGGAGTCGACGGCGAACGGGTACAACTGGTTCAAGGATTTCTGGGACGCGGCGGTGCGCGGTGAGAACGACTTCGCGCCGGTGTTCTTCCCGTGGCATGAGGAGCCGGGGTACAGGATGGCGGCGCCCCCGGGTTTTGAGGCGACGGCGGAAGAAAGGGAGCTGCAAGAGCTTCACGGCGTGGACGACGGGCAGCTGTCGTGGCGGCGGTGGTGCATATCGAACAACTGCGGCGGAGACCCTGACAAGTTCAGGCAGGAGTACCCGGCGTCGCCGGACGAGGCGTTCATATCGACGGGCAAGCCCGTGTTCGACAACGGCGCGGTGATCAGGCGGCGCGAGGAGGTCAGGGGGCTGGAGCCGGAGCGCGGCGAGTTCGAATACACGGTGATGTATGACGAGTCAATACAGTTCGTGAGGCTGTATGACAGGAAATTCAGGGAAAACCCCGGCGGGTGCGCATGGGTGTACAAGCGGCCGGAAAAAGGCAAGCCGTACGTAATAGGGGGCGACACGGCGGGCGACGGCTCGGACTGGTTCACGGCGGCGGTGCTGGACAACACGAGCGGTGAGCTGGTGGCGGTGCTGCGCCGGCAGTATGACGAGGATGTGTACGCCCGGCAGGTGTACTGCCTCGGGAAATGGTACAACGACGCGCTGGTGGGCGTGGAGTGCAATTTCTCGACGTACCCGGTGGCGCTGCTGCAGCGCATGGGGTACCCGCGGCAGTACGTAAGGCAGCGGACGGACACGTACACGGGGAAGGCCACGGAGAGCTACGGGTTCCGGACGGACGCGGTAACGCGCCCGCTGATAATAGCGGGTCTGGTAGGGATAATGCGCGAGATGCCATGGCTGGTGAGCGATTACGAGACGCTGGGCGAGATGCTCACGTTCTCGAAGAACGAGCGCGGGAGGGCGGAGGCTCTTGCCGGGTCAAACGACGACCTGGTGATTGCGCTGGCGATAGCGCACTACATACGGCCTCAGCAGAGCATGGAGATGCCGAAGCAGCGCCTAGCGCCGCACGAGAAATGGACAAGGGACATGCATGAGGACTTTGAGCGCGCGACGCCGGAGCAGCGCGACATGCTTCTGGCGAAATGGGGAAAGCCGGTATAAAAGGGGGTCTGCGAAATGGGGAAGGCAGGAGGCAAAGGGAAAAAGCTGGACGTCTGGAAGCGGCGGCTTGCGGAGAGCGCGCGGAGCTTCGACGGCGAGGTGGAAAAGATGGAGGAGCGTGAGCGGCTGTACCGTGGGACCGACGAGCTGCGGCCGCTGGTGCCGGGCGACGTGAGGCGTGACGGGGGCCGGAAGCGGACGTCGCACGTCCGCAACATCGTATTCGAAAACATAGAGGCGCAGGTGAACTCGGCGATACCTCAGCCGAAGGTGACGGCAAGGAGGCAGGGTGATGAGCGTCTGGCCGAGATAACGGAGCATTTTCTGCGCAACGAGCTGGACAGGCTGCCCAGCGAGCGGAACAACGACCTGGCGGAACGGACGGTGCCGATACAGGGCGGTGTGCTGTGGCTGGTGGAGTGGGACAACTCGCGGCGCACGCAGCGCACGGTCGGCGAGGTGACGGTGACGCTGCTGCACCCGAAGCAGCTGGCGCCGCAGCCGGGGGTATACACGGGGATAGAGGACATGGACTGGTTTATAATCAAAGTCCCGACGACGAAGGAGGCGGTAAGGCGGCGTTACGGCGTAGAGGTGACGTTTGAGGGGGAGTCCGAGCCCGGGCTTCGCGCCTCCGGCGGCGGGGGCGCGGCGGCAGACGACGCGGTCACGCAGTACATAGGGTACGAGCGCGGCGAGGGCAGCGCCATAGACCGGTACGTGTGGGTAAACGAAGTGGAGCTGGAAGACCTTGAGGACTACCAGTCAAGGCGCGGAAAGGCCTGCGCGGGGTGCGGCGCGGAGTCAGCTGCCGTGGAGGGGGACGGCGGAAGCTGCCCGGAGTGCGGCGGGACGGAGTTCGCCGCCTCGGCGCAGGGGTATGAGACGGTATACCTGCCGGGCCCCGGCGCGGAAGGCGCGGCAGGGATGATGATCCCGCTGCGTGTGCCGTCGTACAAGCCCGGCGCATACCCGGTCGTGCTGCAGCGGAGCGTGTCAGCGCACGGGCAGCTGATGGGGACGTCGGACGTGGACGCAATGGCAACGCAGCAGAACACGCTGAACAGGCTGAACCAGAAGGTGATCGACAAGCTGATGAAGGCGGGCTCGCGCGCGACGCTGCCGGTCACGAGGGCGGATCTCCGGCTTGACACGGAGGACAGCGAGATATGGCGGGTAACCGCGGATGAAAAGTCGATGATAGGCGTATACCAGTTCGACGGCGACATAGCGCCGGTGATGGCGTACATCGGGGCGGTATACGAGGAATCGCGGAACGTCATCGGTGTGACGGACAGTTTTCAGGGGAGGCGTGACACGACGGCGACGAGCGGGAAGGCAAAGGAGTTCGCTGCGGCGCAGACCGCGGGGCGGCTTGAGTCGAAGCGGGTGATGAAGGACGCGGCGTATGCCGACATATTCGAGCTGATATTCAAGTTCTACCTTGCGTACGCGGACGAGCCGCGCGAGGTTGTGCACAGGGACTCACGCGGCGGCAACGAGTACCTGAAGTTCCGGCGGCACGACTTTCTGGACCGGGACGACGCGGGGAACTATTACTGGAACGACGGGTTTCTGTTTTCCACCGATGCCACGGCGCCGCTGGCGTCGAACCGGGAGGCGATGTGGCAGGAGACGCGGATGAACCTGCAGACCGGCGCGTTCGGGGACCCGGCGTCCGTGGAAACGCTGATACTGTTCTGGGGGAAGATGGAGGAGCTTCATTACCCCGGCGCCGCCGCGACAAAGGCTTACTTGGAGGAGCGGATGGAACGGGAGCAGCAGATGCGGCAGATGCAGCAGATGCGGCAGATGCAGCAGATGCAGATGCAGCAGCAGGGCGCGCCCCGTATGCCGGAGGCAGGGCCGGGCGAAGCGGCGTTGATGGACGGCGGGCTGCCCGCGCAAACCGTCATGGGGATAGAGCGGCAGGCGCGCGAGGACGCAATGAGGGCGGTCCGGGCGCACGGCTGAGGGCGTGCGCAGGAAACCCGATACGGAGGGAGGTGAGGGGAATGGCAACTGATAAGAGCGCATATGTCGGCAAGATAAAGAACCAAGGGACTCAGGTGGTGCGGGCGCCGCACCAGAGCACGGCGTCAAAGCACGGCAAGGTCAAAAGCGGCGGGGATCTCAGGACAGCGGGCGGCAAGAAGTAGCCCTGCGGCGCGTCGCGGAGAAGAGCGGGAAAGAGACATTACGCAGGGACAGCGTAAAAATCCGGAAAAAAAGGAGACAGCGATATGCTCACTGAACAGCAGATACATGAAGCCTTCGGGGTTGAGCCAAAGCCTGACGCGCTGGCGGGCATGGGCGCGCCGGCCGCATCAGCGGCAGCGCCGGAGGCGGCTGAGGCGCCCGGGGAGGCGCAAGAAACGCCGCAGGGGCACGAGGGGTTTGAGG